AATGCAATACCCAGAATTTTCATCTGAATCTGTTTGGCAATCATTTGCGCCGCCATGTCCGCAAAGTGATCTGCAGTCCGTTGGAACAGATTGGCCAACGCTTCCTGAGCAGACATGCTGCCAGTAATCAATCCTCTAAACGACTCGCTAAATGCATCTCCGATTGCCTGCGCTGCAAGAATTACTTGATTCGCAGGGTCAATAAGATTGTTAAGAGCGCCCTCAACGCGATCCATTTCATCTTGAATTCGATCTGCAGGTGTCTTGGCAGCATCACGAGCTGCGTTTTTGGCTTGTTGAGCTTTGCCCTCCAGCTCTAACCTGCGCTCTAAAAGCTCGTTGATCTTTGCTTGAATCTTTGCTTCAAGCTCTGAAGTTTCCGCTTTTGCCTTTAAAACTTCAAGGTTAAGAATATGAAAATCAAGCTCATCGCTTTGCTTTTCCTTTAACCTGTCAATTTCTTTGACCTGTTTGTTTATCTCAATCGTCTGCTGAGCAACCGCTGGAATAACACCAGAACGAATTAACTCGCCATACTCACGCTCAAATGCTGCTTTGTCTTTAATTGCATTAAGCTGGTCATCAAGCGGTTGAACAATGTTTTTGGTTTGCTCAACAGCCCTTTCTGCCAACTCAAGTGCTTCCCGGTCAAATTTAAGGTTTGCGACTGCAATCTCTCCTGTTTCTCTCAAACGGATTAAACGTTGATCCTCTGGATCCTTAAACTTGTCTAGCTCTGCTTTTGCTGTAGCCTTTGCCTTTCCAATCGCTTTTTCTTGTCGCAGAATAATTCGAGCTGCCCGGCTTTGTTTGCCTTGCAAAGCAACTAAGTCTGTTTCAGCAACAACTTGTGCTTGAACAATTTCCAAGCGCTTGCGTAACATAATTGTTGGGTCTGCTTTTGATCTTCCAGCAGATTGATCTTCAAACGAACGCAAGAACTCTTCAAACCTTGCAGAGCCCTCACTAACGCCAAGCTCAGAAGCAGGAATAGCAGTTTTAAATTGAGTGGGGCGAGAGCCTGCACCTCTGAAGGCTCGCCTACGAGTCGTCCTAGTTGTTGCCCGAAGCTCTTCGTTAGTAAGCTTGACTGTTCTTCCGCGAACTTGGTTGAGCTTTTCTTCAATCTTCAACCGCTGCTCTTTAACACTGAGGCCTCTAATTTCATTGCCGAGGGTTATAGCTTCTTGTTCTCCAATCTCAGCAGACAAGTCCCGCAAAGCTTGCCCTAGGCTTGCTGCGTCTTCAATTTGAGCGACAGACCTCAGCAGCTGGGGCGTACCAAACAGTTTTGCTGCATTTTCTCCAAGTTTTTTATCGCCAAGAAACGCAAAGGAGGCAGCAAGCTGCATTGCCTCTTCTCTTGTTATGCGAAGACTTTTGGCCAGATCATCAATATCCCCAGCAAAAAACTTAGCGTCACCGCCAGCCTTGCTAAATGCGTTATTTAAATCACCTAAGGATTTTTTGAATTTAAGATTTTTGTCAATAGCATCGCCAATAGCCGTGCCAACAATCCCCAAAGCGAAACCAAATGTTCCACCCATCGCTCCCCCCATGGCACCACCTACGCCACCCGTGATTGCAGCAGTGGTTGACTGACCAAATAGAAGGGGAAAACCACCGCTCAACAGAGCACCACCAGCTGCACCTTTAAGACGCCTGTTACGCCTTGCTCTTCGTTGACGCTTAAACTCCGCCCTTTGAGCCGCAGCTTCTGGAGAGTCGAGGACAGTTGCAGGCCCCATAGTCTCTATGGGCAATCCCGCCATCAAATTATTTACCTCTCTAAGCCGAGAAGCCAGCTCCTGATACGACGTGGACGCTATATCAACTTGTCCAATAACTCCTTCAAGGACTCGGCTGTAATCTGCAAGACCTCGGGTAGTATTTGCTGGCTGAAAATCCAGCAAATCTTTCATCCCCGAAAACGCGCCAAACCTTGGCACACCTTGTGCGCTACTGCCACTACCCGTCATCAGCAGCTGCAAAGCACGATTAGTGTCTTCTGCTTGCCTTTTAAACTCTTTAAGTCCTTTAACAGAAGCAGTAAAATCAGCCTTAGTTATTGCATTAGTAAAAATTTGTGCTTCTTGACTTCCTTTTTTAAAATTATTTCTAGCGTCTTTAAGCTCTGCTGTATATTCTCGCAGCTTTCCAACGCCTTCTTTGATAGCGTCTCCATTAAAATTAAAAGCCTTTGTTTGCTCTAGTGTTGCCTTTTTTAGTTGAGCTGCTTGATCTTTTGCTTGTCGTCGAAGTCGAACCGCGTCCTTGTCTGCAACTGCGCCTTCTTTCTTTAGTTGAAGTAAGTCCTGTTCAATCTGACGAAGCTCTTTAAGCTCCCTCGTCAGGTTTTTTAGCTGAGCGCTCTGTACGTTTACGCCAATGTTAATGCCATAATCCATGGCTGGACGTAAAGCGACTGCTCAGCCAAGTCTATCGTGCCTACCGCATCTTGGCCCTCTGAACCATTTTCGCCTGATCCCTAGCCTTTTCTTCCTGTTCGTTCTTTAACGAGTAATACGCCGACCAACTTACCAGCTCCTCTTGGGTGAGCTGTTGTGTCAACGCACCAACCGTCATCCCAAGCTTTTCAGCAAGAAAAAAAATGAAAAACCAGTCGTTACTCGCTTTTTAAGTCCGCCTTAGCTTCCTCCACTTTGTTTTCCGCGCCAGAAGACAGCATGGCAAGCTGAATTTCCTGAAGAACGCTGGCTTCAACTGAGTTCTTCAGCACTGCTTTCTCGCCGTCCTGAAACAACCGCTTGCCGTCAGCATCTAATGCCTTGCGAATCATCATGCTCAACGCAAAATCATTTGAGTCCTCTGAATCAGCGTTCTTCTGAATTGACTCGCGTTCGGCAATGGTCAAGGGGTGCCAGTAAACCTCCAGCACTACCTCGCCGTCTTGCTCAACTGCGTGCTTATACAGCTGACTGACACCAAATTTGTTGCGAAGCAGCTCTACAGCTCGCATTGAGAAATTACCTACTGTCAATAGAATACTACGCTGTTGCCGTAAATTGGCAAGAAATTACTCCAACAAAATGCGACCTGTCTTCAATGTTTAACGGTGTGGGTCCAACAATGTCCAGCACTCTGGGCTTGCTACTAAACGTATCGGTGTAGCCACTGGCATTGACTGAAGTTAGGCCGTCAATAACTGATTCGCTAATTGCTGAAAGCACTGCCGTGCCAGCGGTTTTGGGTACATAGATATTGCACTGAATCGTCCCAGCGTAGTAATCCTGGGCCGCTCCTTGGTTTTGGAGCGTGGACTGCCCAAAGTTGACAGTCATCAAAATGTACTTTTTAGTCTTACCGGGCGTCGTGAATGCCACGTTGTCGTAGACCATCAAAACTGTGTTGTCAGCAGCTACAACTGCATCAGTCACGGCTTTTTCAAAAGTAGCGCGAGCGTTTACAAGAGTCATTGCGCCACCTCAAAGTAGTCAATATAGGTCTTGCCTTTAAACGAGCCAAACTTACCAACACCGCCTCTGCCTGCAACAGAAATTAGTGCCCGACGACGCTCTTTAAAGTTGTCTCTGACAAGTTTTGCCATTTCTGGACTTTGAACAAAATTTTGAACCCTTCCGTCTTCTAACGCCCAAACTGCGTACTTAACTGTGTTTCCAATAAAGACACGTCGCTTGTAATTAAATTCTTCATCAGGCGGATAAAAACGAGGGTCAATTTTATAGCCTTTGTCTGCCTTGCTATTTGTGTTTCCTTTTTTAGCCCATTTAGCCTTGCTAAGGCTAAGCCAGGGTTCTTTTAACTCATCAATCGGTTCAATTCTGCGTCTATCTGCCTTCCAACTTGAAGCAAAGAAACCCGTGTAAACAGGACTGCGTTTCTTAGTGGCGAGCTTTCGCATGATCTCGCGAGTAAGCCGGTTGAAGCTTTCCTGCATGTGAGCCTCAAGATCAGGCATGATCTGATCCGTGCCAGCGCGTTTAGCCATCAGAACCTCACCAACAGCTGATACAGATACTCCTGATCACCTTTAAAAGTCCGAATGTCCGTAATCTGAGCAACGCGGTTAGATCCCGCGTACTTCAGCGTCACCGTGTCTTCAAACGTAGGCTGATTGTCTCCGATCTGATCGGGAGTGATATACAAACGAGCTTTACGCTCTTCGCGACCTTCCTCTTCCTCAGCATCAACAAACTCGACTGGCACGTCAAACGAGAAAGCCGTATCAGTCGTTGTCAGCGCTCCAGTGCTGGTGTTGTAGCTCGGAGATGCCTTACGGGTGTACGTAATCGTGTGATCAAATGCTTTACCCAAATCAGCAACAACCGACTTGGCAACACTTTTGAATAAGCTGTCTAACGCTCCAGGCATGTCAACCCCTCACAGCGCGGATTTGATACGAAC